GGCCTGATAAAGAGCTGCCGTGCCTGCATCGTCCATTTCATAAACACTAAAGTTAATCGACACCGTCCGCTGTCCAGGAACTATCGTTCTGGGAAGGATATCGCCAAATTCGTTGGCCCGCAGGTCCAGATTGTTGGCGAACGTAACAGTGGCATTCGTCAGCGTGAGAAATCGCGTCGGTGAACTGCCCAACCACACCTGCCCCAGATTTCCAGGAATAATCGAATAACTGATCGGAGACACGGAGGGCTCCAGCGGAAAGGCCGATAAACCGAATTGGCCGCTTTCGAAACTAGCCGTGTCCACCAGGTCTTGCGCTTGTCCGCTAAAGTCGAACTCGTGAAAATCGCCATTAACCTTGATCGAGAGTGTATCCACCGCCATTCCGGCAAGTACGCGCTGGGTTCCGGTGGAAGGGCTCCAGTAATCAAACAGCGTGAGACTCGAAAGATTCTCGGACGTTTGATACATGGTCGTCGGCCCTGTTTGCGCGTTAGTGTTGGGAGTGACGGAAAATGGCGCGTTGAGCTGAATCGTGTTGGCGTCCACCACCACGGTCACAAACCGGATTTCTCCTCCGCTGGTTACTGCGCCTCCAGGCGTTAACCCGTGCGGCGCGGTAAATGTCAGAGTGGACGAGCCACTTGTGCTTGCCACCGTCCCTCCCGCCGATTGTGCCGGCGTTCCCCCCAGACACGCCTGAAACAATGGCCCGTGCGGCGGTACGACGGTCGGATCCGCCCAGTTCGCCATATATGTCTTCAATCCAAAACTCGTCAGTATCCGCAACCCCGCGGGATTCCCGGCGAAAGTTCGCGACCCTGTCTTGTCCGCGCGTTGGACCTTTTCGTTCTGTTGCTTCGTCGTCAGCTTCACCGCGGGGATTCGATTAGTCGCGCTAATCGTCGCCGCCACGCCATAGCTTTCTTCCAGAGCCACATAAAACCGATTGTCGTTGGATAGGATGTAGGACATAGAAACTCTTGGATTGCACCGCTAGTTCGCGCTGATCTCCAGAACAAACGCGACCTTCGCGATTTGCAGAAAGTTGCGGCCGCCGTGCTTCACTCCGCCGAAGGTAACTTCATATTCGCCTGGGAAGAATACCCCATCGCCCCAGTCACCCCGGCTGTCGTCCAACACCTGCGTGATGGCGTCGACGTACGCTTGTAAGTTGGTCTCTATCTGATCCAGCCGATCCTGCGAAACCCGCGCTTCCACAACCATCTGAGCGTCACCGGAGAAGGTCCGAAACTTTTCCCGCAGTTCGTTAACCACTTTGTTGCAATACACGTAGACCAGCGGATAGTTATCAGTCGTGCTCTGCTCAGTGATGTCCGGCGTCACGTTCTGGGCGATGATTTGCTGTGGCGTAATCGCCGGCAGCGTCATTCCCTGCTGTTGCATCAAAGCTTCTACTGCCGCAGGCAATCCGTCGGCGGCGGCCAAGTATCCCACCACCTTCTGCGTGGTTGATCCCGCGATCTGCAGCATAACTCAGCCTCTCTCGATCACACGATGATCGACAATAAACCACGTAGGCCGTTGGCCCGATGGCAGCGCCGCCCCAGCATTGAGCCCTGAAGTCATCGTCCAACTGATGTTCGTTCCCAGGGGACTCGGATTCTGTAAATTCAGTGCCGTCGGCGACGTACCGGCATAAGCGTTCCAACTCATCACGTTTTGTGGTGGCGCCCCGACCGTGACCACAAGCTGCTGCCCGTCGGAGGTGCTCATTTGAGCGATGTCACTCGGCGCGCCTTCGTCGCCCGAACCGTTTACCCAGGTCACCGCGACGTAAAACATTCCTCCCGCCGTGGTCCCGGAGACGCTCGAAAGTACTGGAACGGCCGCTTGTGGAACCGGATCGGCCACTAATCCAACGCCGATCTGAAAATAAGTCCGTTCACTCGCCTTTGCCAGTTGCTCATACTCCGCCCACTTACCTTGGTATCGGTTATTGAGCTGGTTGTTATACGCGTCACGATAGATTAACGACAGCGTGCGGTGAACGTGCCACTGTCGCATTGGTCCGGTCACCACAACATCCTTCAGGTCTCTCGACTGTGGAAATCCACAGAGGTAGTCGCCGGGCGACGACCGGCGCACAAGAAACAGTCGGATCTCGTTCGCCAGGTCGTACTGTGCGATCTGAATCTTGTCCCCTATATCGATGCTCTCTGCGCTCGCAACATTCAGGATCGCGTTCTCATACCGCTGAAGATCCGCGGCGTCGCTGATCGGGCCATCGCAAAACAGGGCCATCGTCTTATCGCCTCTACCGCTTTTCCGATCGCGATGCGCTCTTCATAGCCCGCAGATCCGAGTCCGAGATCACGTTCACCTGAACCTTGTCCGCCATCAAGCGATGTTGCGCTTCTTCCACTGCCTTCCGCGCGGCGGTTCGAAACGCGGCCGTCTCTTCCGATGTCGCCAAGTGTGCATGTCCTTCTATGATGAGCCGCGCTGCGTTGCCCCTCGATACTTCTGCCAGTTGCCCCGCGCGCCCTCCATCCGGAGTTTCGTGACTTACCACTACTACATGCGGCTCCGCAATCTCCTGCTCAATCTTCCGCAACTTTTGAAAGAACACACGTAGATCCATCCCGCCCCTTTCCTCACCACGGACGGACGCATTCCTACGCCCGCCCGCGTTCGTTCTTCCGTTGTCTGGCGCTTAGCTATTGACCTGCACTGCAAATGAGTTTTGAAGAACTGCCGTCCCATACAGAACATCCACGGTGAACTGCTGCCCCAGCGTGTTCGGCTGATAACTCATCACCACGCGTATTCCAAAGTTGCCTACTTCCGCGTATTCCGCGATTGCGCCCGTGCCCGGCAGTGGTTGTGGCAGCCTGCGAATCACCAACCCGATTGCGTCCCTGGCGAAGGCCAGATTGTGGGTGTTCACCGGCCCGCTGCCCGTTTTCTGCACGAGCTGCGATCGGAACACAAAGAAGTCCTTGATCTTGCCGACCGCTCCGTCCACCAGTGCTCGCAAGCCTGCGTCTCCAGCCGAATAGTATTCACTGAAGCGTGGAATCTGCCGCATCGCCGAGTAACTCACTGGATCCACCACCAGGTACTTACTCGACACCGATGGCACCTTCGCCTGGAACAGCGCCGTCTCCGCCTGGTCCACCACTGCCTCCGTCAGCGCCACTCCCGCCGTCCCCACCGCTATATTCGAGCTGAACTGCGAGTACAGGTTCAATATGTCCGATTCAATTCGTTCTGCAATCGCAATCACGGCCGGTTGCATGTACAGCTTCAGAAGGTCGGGCACCGCCAGAACCTTCGTAATATCGGGAATCTGAAACGTCGCCTCTGCGTGGGTATTGAGCACGATCTGCGCGTTTCCCAGATTCGGGTTTTGCGTCTGAACGGTCCCGCCCTCCGCGATGTTGTTAGCCACCAGGGTCGGAGGAATCGGCACATTGACCGTGTCTCCCGCATTTGCCAGCGTAGGTTCATAGTCGCGGTTGACTAAGTTGCCCATAACCAGGTTGCTCATGAGCGCCGGCAACGCGTCCACTGCGACGAGTTTCACGATAGCGTTTGCTACATTTGCTGATGTAATTGTTCCCATTGACTTTCACCTCGTTTGTTTTGTTCTCGAACCTACACCGGGCAACGCGTTTCCTTCCCCGCCGCCGGTCCCCCACTTCACATGCCTCGCAGTGCTTGACTCGCCACCCTCGAGACCTCCTGGCGCACCTTCTCCAGTTCTTCCGGATTCATACCCGGTCGAATCTTGTCCAGATCGATAGCGCTCGTATTCGCGACAGCCTTGGACCCCGATCCCATTCCCGATCCGCCGGTAATACGCGCCGGCAGCAGTTCCGGATTCTCCTGCACGAACTGCTTCAGATAGTCGCGCAGTGGAACCTGCCCGGGACCGTCTCGCGCGATCAGCTGGCCATCGTCGGCCCGATGCACCTCATCTCTCACCGCGCGATACGCCAAATCTACTTTGGCTACACCCAGCCGCTGTAGTTCCGCACGAATCGACGAGCTCCGCTCCGCTTCGTCCGCCATTTGCCGGCTGCGGTGATTCTCTTGAACCAGATCGTTCACGGCTTTCGGCGACATGTCGAACATTCTGGCCTCGGGCGGACGAAAGGCCACGGCCTTCTCCGTCCATGGCGTGACCTGCGCGGTGATGCTCTTCGCTGGTCTTTTGCTGATTCATGCCATCTAAGCGCATACACC